AGTGTGTGGGCAGCGTACCGGGCAGCGTACGAGGCGCGCTGGAGTGTTCAGCCGGTGCGAAACGCCAAGGTCAATTCCCAGGTGAAGCAACTGGTGGCCGCCCTCGGCGGCGAGGCTCCTGCGGTGGCGGCGTTCTTCGTCGGGCTGGATGACAAGTTCCTGGTCGACAGTTGCCATGAGTTCGGGTTGCTACTGGCCAAGGCTGGCGCTTACCGGACGAAGTGGGCGACAGCCGGTTCCGCGCCGTCGACCGATTGGACTGACCAGGTGCAGCTATGACCCGCAGGCAGTTCGAACCGCAATCGGTCGGTGCTGTGCTGGCGCATGTGAATCAGGGCGCGGGGCTGCGCCCCTTGTCCCAGCCGGCGGTGAAGGTCGATCCCCAGACGAGAGGCGAGGTCGACCGGTTGTTCTTGCGGATCAAGGCGATCTGCCCTGGATGGCGAAGCTCCTGGCCCAGCGATGAGGTCGAGAACGCCGCGAAGGCGGAGTGGCTGGCAGAGATCGTCCGGCAACAGGTTGCGCGCCGCGAGCAACTGCAGGCCGGGGTAAGAGCGTTGAGCGCGCAGGCCAGGCCGCTTGTTCCGTCTGCCGGCCAGTTCTGCGCCTGGTGCTGGGCTCCTGAGGTCTTCGGCCTGCCATCCCTCGATGACGCATATCGCGAGGCGCTGGCCAATACCCACCCAGCCATGGTCGGAGCCGCGAAATGGAGTTGCCCTGCGGTGTATTGGGCAGCCGCTGGCGCTGGATTCAGCCGGCTGCAGGCTCTGGCAAGAAAGGATGGGCTGGCGGCGCTGGAGATCTCGTACCGACAGATCATCAAGAAGCTGGCGCGCGGCGAGGCGCTCGGGAAGGCTCCGGAGGGAGAGGTCACCCACCAGAAAGCGCGAACCCAATCCGTTGGAATTGCTGCCCTTGCGCAGCTTCGAAAACAACTCAAAGGAGGAGATCGCTCATGAAGTGGAGTGTACTCAACGACTATCTGATGGTTAGCGACACCCAGCCGCCCTACAAGGTCTGCAAGCTCCTGGTCGCCGGCGAGGCTCACTACCGGGCCAGCGTACAGGGTGAGTTCATTTGCACCCCGGTTGCGACTGCGAAGGAGGCGTGCGGTGTTTGCGAGCGCCATCACCAGATCACCTATCCGCGGGAGGTGGCATGACGTTGTCCGCACGGAAGCCCCGGCCGAAGAAGTGCGCAGTGTCGACGTGCCGCGCGCCCTTCGTCCCGGTGAAGTCGTTTCAGACGTGGTGCAGCCCAGAGTGCGGAATTGTCATCGCTCGGCAGAAGCAGGAGAAGGAGCGCAAATCGATCCAGCAGCGCGAGCGCCGCGAGGTCAAGGTTCGGAAAGAGAAGTTGAAGAGCCGTGCAGACCACTTGAGAGAGGCTCAGGCCGCATTCAACGAGTTCATCCGCTGGCGCGACTGGGACCGCCCCTGCATTAGTTGTGGGCGCTTTCATGACGGGCAGTATCACGCCGGGCATTACCGCTCCGTCGGCTCCCATCCCGAGTTGAGGTTCGACGAGGACAACGTCCACAAGCAATGCGCCCCATGCAACAACCACAAGTCGGGAGACGTCGTGAACTACCGGATCAACCTGGTGGCGAAGATCGGCGCTGCGGCTGTAGCGCGCCTGGAGGGTCCGCACGATGCAAGGAAGTGGACTGTGGAAGAGATCAAGGCAATCAAGGCCCTGTATCGAACCAAGGCCAGGGACGCGAAGAGGGCTGCCGCATGAAGAAGCATGGTCCGGATCTTACGAACAAGCCGCGTCACCTGGTTCCGTGCCCCGCATGCAATGGCCACGGTCAGCACCGGGGAGTGTTCTACGACATTGATTGCGACGCGTGCGGCGCCGCTGGCTTCGTCGACGGGGCGACGGGGCTGGCGCTGGAGCAGCGGGATGCGGTTGTGCAACTGCGGATGTGGGTTAAGCGGTTGCTTGAAGAACAGCGACGCCAGGCGAGCAGGCTGGCGCGAGAAGAGAACAACCAGAGGGGCGCCGGCGGCTCCCACTTCAGAGGCGACTGAAATGAACATCAAGGCGTTGGAATTTCTGATGGAGCAATACGGGCTTTGGGTTTGGTCCGACAATGGGACGCCTCGCGGCTCTTCGCCCATGCTGGCGCTGATGAAACGGAACCCGGCGAACGAAAAACGGTTTGCTGCTGTGATCCCCTGCATCAGTGATGATCGGGCGTTGCAAGTAGACCGGTTTCTCGCACGCCTCTACGACGAAGACCCGGATGCCATCCGCAGCCTGATCCTCTACTTCATCCATGGCATGTCGTACCGAGATATCCAGGACCGGATGGGGATCAGCTACGCGGACGCACGCATGCTGGTTCGAGCAGGCCTGTCGGCTCTGCTGGCGTGCTTCGTGATGGAGGATAAAAAGGCTGCCTGAAAAAATGTACAGGCTGGACGTATTGACAGTGATAATCGCGCCCTGTACCTTTCGTCATACATTGCGGTTTTGCCGCTTAGGCGAACTGCCGCAGAGCGGATCGCCATAGAAAAGAGCCCAGCCTTCGAGCTGGGCTTTTCCGTTTCTGCAGGTGGCGCATTGCGCTGCGGGGCGCGCGGCCCCCTTGAAAGGCCGTACCTGCACCCATTCCCGGCCCAGCCCTCGCGCTGGGCTTTTTCATTTCCGCCCCGGCGAGGGGAACTGAGACGATGAAGATGCCTGACAAACCCGACACTTGGGCGGCTCTGTTCGCCTGGCTGAGCCAGCATGCGCCGATAATCTACGCCTCCCTGCTGTCGTGGGCCATGGCTATGGCCAGGATCATCTACGGCGGCGGCACTCGCCGGCAGGCCCTCTTGGAGGGCGCGCTGTGTGGTGGGCTGGCGCTGACGATCATCAGCGGCTTCGAGTTCTTTGGCGTGCCGCAGAGCATGGCCACCTTCATTGGTGGCTGGATCGGCTTCCTGGGCGTCGAGAAGATCCGCGACCTGGCCGACCGTTACGCTGGGATCAAGCTGCCGCGTCGAGGGTCTGGCGAATGAAGATCACTGCCGATCAGCTCGACCGCGCTACCGGCTGCGGTGCTGCTAGTGCCTCGACTTGGGTCGAACACATCAACGGCGCCATGGCTCGGTTCGAGATCAACACGCCCGAGCGCGTGGCGATGTTCCTGGCTCAGGTCGGGCACGAAAGCCAGAGCCTCAAGCGCCTGGTCGAGAACCTGAACTACTCCGCCGAGGGGCTGCTCAAGACCTGGCCGAAGCGGTTCACGCCGGTAGAGGCGAAGCAGTACGCACGCCAGCCAGAGCGCATCGCGAACCGCGTCTATGCCAACAGGATGGGCAATGGGTCGCCAGATACGGGCGATGGGTATCGATACCGTGGTCGCGGCCTGATCATGATCACCGGCCACGACAACTACGCCGAAGCCGCCCGCGCCCTGGCGCTGCCACTGGTGGCGCAACCGGAGTTGCTTGAGCAACGGACCTGGGCTGCCATCGCGTCGGCATGGTGGTGGAAGTCGAGGGGTTTAAACGAACTGGCCGATCAGGGTCGCTTCGAGCGGATCACCCTCAAGATCAACAGTGGCTACAACGGCGCAGACGACCGTGCGGCTCGCCTCGAATGGGCGCGTGCTGCGCTCAAGGGGGAATGATGCTCGGGTTCACGACGAAAGACGAAGCTCGACAGCTCGGCGTCTCGCACCATGGCAGCTATTACGGCATTCCGATGTGGCTGGGGGATGTCGATAGCGATTGCCCGCTGGCGTTCGCCAAGTGGGCGCCGCTTGAACTTGTCGTCTCCCTGTTCTCGGTCATCGAGGGCATCGTCAACTCGATGCTCGATCAAGAGCCGACGTTCATGTTCAAGGTTGGTCGGAGGATCGATCCGTGACCTGGCGGCCATGGTTGGTGGTCGCCCTGGTAGCCGCGCTGGTGTTCTGGCGCCTCGATCACGTTACTGCTCAGCGTGATGACCTGAAGGCCGCCGTCGAGCAATCCGCTGAGACGATCACCGCCATGGCCCAGCAGGCCCAGCGCGACACCCAGGCGCAGGTCCAGACCGATGCCCTGGCCCGAACCTACCAAGCAGCACTACAGGCCTCCCATGAAGAAAACCAATTGCGCCGCGATGCTATCGGCACTGGTGCTCGCGTCGTGTACGTCAAAGCCCGCTGCCCCGCAGACGGAATGCACCCGGCTCCCGGAGCCTCCGGCAGCGCTGATGCAGGAAGAGCCGTCCTTGCTGCCGCTGATGGACA